AACCCACACAGCAGAACTTGCAATTCGTTTTGGTAGAAAAGCTAAAACATTAATTGACTCACAAGAGTATCAAGATTTATTTACAACAAGACTTAGAGAAGATTCTAAAGCAGCTGGGCGTTGGGAAACAAATGGTGGTGGAGAATATTTTGCAGTCGGTGTCCAAGGTGCGGTGACCGGGAGAGGTGCTGATTTATTAATCATTGATGATCCACATTCAGAGCAAGATGTAAATTCACCTACAGCATTTGATAATGCATATGAATGGTATACTTCAGGACCAAGACAACGTCTTCAACCTGGTGGAGCTATTGTAGTTGTTATGACAAGATGGTCTACAAAAGATTTGACAGCACAATTAGTTAATGCTGGAGCTAAAGAAGAAAAAGCAGATCAATGGGAAGTTGTAGAGTTTCCTGCTATCATGCCAAGTGGTGAACCTTGTTGGCCAGAATATTGGAAGTTAGAAGAATTAGAAAAAGTAAAAGCGTCAGCAGGTATTTCAAAATGGAATGCACAGTATATGCAAAACCCAACTGCAGAAGAAGGTGCATTATTAAAAAGAGAATGGTGGCAGAATTGGGATAAAGATTATTTACCTCCATTGCTTCATGTTATTCAAAGTTATGATACTGCATTTTTAAAAAAAGAAACTGCAGACTATTCTGCAATTACTACTTGGGGAATCTTTGCAGAGAACGAAGGAGATCCACAACATATAATTTTATTAGATGCATTAAAAGAACGTTTAGAATTTCCTGAACTAAGAAGAGTTGCAAAAGAACAATATGACTATTGGCAACCTGAAACAGTTTTAGTGGAAGCAAAAGCTTCTGGTCTTCCATTGACTTATGAACTCAGACAGATGGGGATACCCGTCGTTAATTTTTCTCCCTCTAAAGGTAACGACAAACACAGCCGTGTAAATTCTGTAGCCCCACTGTTTGAGTCCGGAATGGTTTGGGCTCCTAAAGAAAGAGAATTTGCTCAAGAGGTAATTGAAGAGTGTGCATCTTTTCCATATGGAGATCATGATGATTTAGTGGATAGTACTACACAAGCTTTAATGCGATTTAGACAAGGGGGCTTGATTATTCACCCAGAAGACTATAAAGAAGAACAACTACCTAGAAAAAAACGAACTTATTATTGGTAAATGACATTTGTATTTAAACACCCAAGTAAGTATAGAAAACTTACAACAACAGTGCCACCAAAGTCTGGGCCATTATCACAAGGCTTGAATATTGAGTATAATACTGTTAAAGATGTAAAACTGGAGAAAAGTAATGGCAGAAATCGACAAAGCACTTCCAAACGAAGTTAGAAAATCTATTGAAATAGAAGGACCTGAAACATCGGTCGAAGAGAGTCTTGAACTACAAGAAGAATTACCTAACCAAGGTGAAACTGAAATTACACCCATGGAAGATGGTGGTGTAGAAATTAATTTTGAACCAGGAGCCTTCAACCAGGCTCAATCAGAAAATCACTACGACAATTTGGCAGAGTTACTACCAGAGGAAATATTGATGCCTCTTGGTTCAGAATTATATCAAAACTATTCCGACTATAAATCTTCAAGACAAGATTGGGAACAAGCTTACATAAAAGGTTTAGATCTTTTAGGATTTAAATATGAACAAAAAACAGAACCCTTTCAAGGAGCTTCGGGTGCCACGCATCCTGTTCTAGCAGAAGCGGTTACTCAATTCCAAGCATTGGCTTATAAAGAATTGCTCCCGGCTCAAGGACCTGTGAGAACTCAAACTGTTGGAGCACCATCACCTGAAAAATCTTCTCAAGCGGAACGAGTAAAAGAATTTATGAATTATCAATTGATGGATCAAATGCCAGAGTACGAAACCGAGTTTGATCAAATGTTATTTTATTTACCTTTATCCGGTTCTGCTTTTAAAAAAGTTTATTATGATGAATTATTAGGAAGAGCTGTATCAAAGTTTGTTCCTGCAGATGATTTGATTGTTCCGTATGCTGCTACCTCATTAGATGATGCGGAATCAATCATTCACAGAATTAAAACTTCTGGAAACGATTTAAGAAAACAACAAGTCGCAGGATTTTATAGAGATATAGATTTAACTCCTGGCTATGAAAATGAAACAGACTTAGATAAAAAAGAACATGAACTAGAAGGAATGAGACAAACTGGTAAACCAGAAGATGTCTTTACCTTACTTGAATGTCATGTTAATCTAGACATCGAGGGTTTTGAAGATCGAGGACCCGATGGGGAAACAACTGGTATTAAATTACCTTATATTGTAACGATCGAAGAAAACTCTCGACAAGTATTATCGATCAGAAGAAACTATGAAATCGGTGATGCGTTAAGAAAAAAGATTTCATACTTTGTTCATTTCAAATTTTTACCTGGTTTAGGTTTTTATGGATTTGGTTTAATCCACATGATTGGTGGACTATCAAGAACAGCAACATCAGCTTTAAGAAGTTTATTGGATGCAGGAACGTTATCAAACTTACCTGCTGGATTTAAACAAAGAGGAATCAGAATTAGAGATGATGCACAATCTATACAACCTGGTGAATTCAGAGATGTAGATGCTCCTGGCGGAAACATTAGAGATGCGTTTATGACACTTCCGTTCAAAGAGCCAAGTGCAACACTTCTTCAACTTATGGGTGTCGTTGTACAAGCTGGTCAGCGTTTTGCATCTATAGCTGACATGCAAGTAGGTGAGGGTAATCAACAAGCTGCAGTGGGGACGACAGTTGCATTGCTTGAACGTGGATCACGAACTATGAGTGCGATTCACAAAAGATTATATGTATCACTTAAAAATGAATTTAAATTATTGGCTAGAGTATTTAAACTCTATTTACCTCAAGAATATCCTTATGATGTTGTTGGAGGTCAAAGAGTAATTAAACAAGCGGACTTTGATGACAAAGTAGATATTTTACCAGTTGCAGATCCAAATATATTTTCTCAAACTCAAAGAATATCTTTGGCTCAAACAGAACTCCAATTGGCACAATCGAATCCACAAATTCATAATTTGTATGCAGCATACAGAAATATGTATGAAGCATTGGGTGTAAAAAATATTGATTTAATTTTAAAAAAACCACAACCTCCAATGCCTAAAGATCCATCATTAGAACATATTGATGCTTTATCAAGTGTACCTTTTCAAGCGTTTAAAGGACAAGATCACAGAGCTCATATTACTGCTCATATGAATTTTATGAGTACAAATATTGCAAAAAATAATCCTGTGATTAATGCTTCATTACAAAAAAATATATTTGAACACATTTCTTTAATGGCTTTAGAACAAGTTGAAATGGAATTTGCACAAGAGATTATGCAACTACAAGCAATGCAACAAAATCCACAAGCAATGCAAAACCCACAAATGCAACAAATGGTTATGCAACTAAATATGAAGATTGAATCTAGAAAAGCTGTATTGATTGCAGAGATGATGGATGAATTCTTACAAGAAGAAAAGAAAATTAATGGTGATTTTGGTAATGACCCTATTGCAAAACTAAAATCAAGAGAACTTGACATCAGAGCACAAGAAAATTCTAGAAGAAAAGAAGTAGATGAAGAGAGAATTAATGTTGAAAAGATGAAAGCGATGATGAATCAAATGACTGATCAACAAAAATTACAACAAAATGAAGAATTAGCTAACCTAAGAGCAGATACTTCTATTGAAAAAACTGTTTTACAACATGCATTAAAGCAACAAGGGGATAATTAATGAAAAAAGCAGAAAAAAAGATTGCAAAAGTCATGAGAGAATACAAAAAAGGTAAATTACCGATTGGAAAATCTAAAAAACCTGTTAAAAGTAGAAAACAAGCAATCGCAATTGCTCTTTCTGAAGCAGGAATGAGTAAGAAGAGGAGAAAATAATGAAAAAAAATAAAAAAATGATGTCTGGTAAAACTGAAATCGGCTATCCAAACGGTGGGAAAGAAATTCCTACTCCAAAAGCTGGTGAAATTATGTCTGAAAAAGTAAAAGGACAAAAAGTTATGCCAGAAAAAGTTAAAATTGCTAAGTGGTATTAAATTATTATGTTTCCGTGGAGTCTAATAGGCACTGCATTAAAGACTGGCTCTGAGATTTATAAGAATAAGAAAAAATCTGAAATTATAATGTCAGAGGCACGTATTGTGCATGCTGAAAAGATGAAACGTGGAGAAATTGAGTACAGTGGACAGATTGCTCAAAATCAAAAAGGCGACTGGAAGGACGAATTTGTACTTTTAGTTCTCACATCTCCACTGGCTATTTTATTTTATTCCGTATTTGCTGAAGATGAAGAGATACAAGCTAAGTTAGATTTATATTTTATGAAACTTCAGGAAATGCCCTGGTGGATCGTTTCACTTTGGGTATCAGTTGTTGCAGCAATTTATGGAATCAAAGCAACAGATTTAATCAAAACCAATGGGAGTAAAAAATAATGTTAAAACCAGTTCCAAAAGAAAAGAAAAAATCTCTAGGTAAACTTCCAACTGCAGTTAGAAACAAAATGGGTTTCATGGCTAAAGGTGGAAAAGTATCTAAATCTAAAATGAGAATGAAAAAGAAAAAATAATGAGAAAACAATGTCAACAGTGCAAAGAAGCTTTTGATGCAAAAGATGAGTTCGATAATTTTTGTAGCAAGCAATGTAAAGAGGAGGCGTTAGCAGCATTAGACTCTGATTCTGATGAATGCTTATCGTGTCAATAAATGGCTAAACTTTGTGCAAAAGGAAAAGCTGCGGCTAAAAGAAAATTTAAAGTATACCCATCTGCATATGCTAATATGTATGGGTCTGCTGTTTGTTCTGGTAAAATAAAACCAGGCGGTAAGAAAAAAACTAAAAAAAGAAAATAATGGCTCAAGGAGGATTACGTAAATGGGTAAAAGAGAAATGGGTGGACATAGGAGCTCCGAAGAAGAACGGGAAATATCAACCGTGCGGAAGATCGAAAGGGAGCAAAAGAGCATATCCAAAATGCGTCCCACTTGCAAAAGCCACACGGATGACAAGCTCGCAAAAGGCGAGTGCTGTCAGAAGAAAGCGCCAAGCCCAGAACACTGGCCCTAAGCCAACTAACGTGAAAACGTTTGCAAAAAAATCAAAAAGAAGCTAATACTATAATTTATTATGGCAAGAACACCTGATAAACAACCACCTCGTTCTAAAAAATATTTCAGACCTACTAAATCTGGTGCTGGTATGACTAGAGCAGGTGTTGCAAGATACAGACGTGAAAACCCTGGATCTAAATTAAAAACAGCGGTCACTGGAAAAGTCAAGCCAGGATCAAAAGCTGCTAATCGACGTAAATCATATTGTGCTAGAAGTGCTGGCCAAATGAAAAAATTTCCTTCAGCTGCGAAAGATCCAAACTCAAGACTTAGACAGGCTCGCAGAAGATGGAAGTGTTAAATGGCAGAACAATTAACTTACGAAGGTTTCGTAACTAAACTCAGAAAAACTTTAAGAAATTCTTATCAGTCTATAGGTGACACTATGGTTGCTGGTGGAGTAAAAGATATGGATCAATACAAATATCTTTTAGGACAGGCGCATGCCTATCAATTAATAGATCAGGAAATATCAAACCTGCTAAATCCAAAGGAGGATAAAAAAAATGATACTGAAAGACCGGAAAACGTCGTCGACTTCGGAAAGCCCAAAGATTAAATTAGCGCTTGAAGAAAAGTACAACGAAGAAAATAAAAAAGCTGAAGAAGAAATTGATAAACACAATTCAATTAAAGACAAGGAATCTAGTAAACTTCCACAACCAACTGGTTGGAGACTTTTAGTTTTACCTTTTAAAGCAAAAGCAAAAACTAAAGGTGGAATTTATTTAGCTGATGAGTCTATTGAAAGATCACAAGTTGCTTCAACTT